TTCACACATCACAAGGACGCACCAATGATTACATCTGAACGCATCAACACCGACTTGCCTGGTTATTACGAGCGCATCTATCAAGATGGCGAGCGTATTGCATACCTTGCCAACCATGCTGGCGAAGATAAATACTTCTTCGTTGTCAACAAAGATCAGTTTCTTTACAAAAACTATCCTACTGTTGCTGATGCTAAAGAAGCATTGTTCCGTATCTACCCTGAGTTCAATTGATGTATAACGAAGAAGAAAAGTTTGAAGAACTAATGTCTATTCTCGCTATGTCTGGCGAGTTTCAAGAGTCAGAACTTGAGTATCATGTCCACGAGATTATGGACAATCCACACATCTACCCCGAGTATTTTTGATGACGGATGACTACACCTAACTGGCAACATCACTCACGCAAAGAGCAGAAGCGTACGCTCAAACCACAAGCTATGCGTCAAGCTAAGGCACGACGTAAAGCACTCAAACTAAAACTAACCAATGATTCACACCGATAAGTACTACGCAAACCCTGTTGTTTACAGGATGGTTACTTGTAATGAGGACAAGTACATCACACTTGACACTGTGCTTGGCACACGTCCCGATCGTGTAGGCTTCCTGCCAGGTACATACCTCAAGCCTGTGTCCTACGTCAGCAATGACGCACCTAACTACTCCGCTATCTGATGCAAGAAACTAACATCATCCTCGCAGTTATTGGCTGCGTAGGTTTACTGTCTACGCTTGCTGTTTACTCTCGTGCTAACCGCGCTGTCACTAAATACGAAAAACAACTTACCAAATGACTAGAACTCGTGAGTGGCTGCTATTCAATGCAGTCGAAGCTTGGCTACATCACTATAGCTCTCCCCCTTCAGAAACCGTCGAACAGTATAAGAAACTGAGAGATGAGTTTCATGACGCCTTCATGACAAGCATACAAACCAAGGACGCACCTACAGATGACCCACCAAAACGCACAACCCGCAAGCGTAACACGTCAACCAAAGATGTATGATGTTGTCTTACGTTCAGGCACTATGCATTTGCTAGCGCCCGATTCTGAGTCTGCCGCATGGATGGCTCTGGAGTTGTCCCGTGAACGAAACGATGAACTAGTCAACGTGAGGCAAGCTGATGAGTGGTAAACCGTATTATCCTAACAACTGGGAGGCTTACAAAGAAGCACCCGATGAGATGTTCAAACCTCATACATTTGAGGAGGTTATGTCTTGGAAGGTAGCAGGTTGGGAGCTTCCATCTTCTGTGTGCTGCATCATACGCGCTGAGACGAAAGGCAAAGTCAAAGAGTTCGTGTATCAAAAGCAACACGCAGCAGAGAATAAAGTCAAAAGTCTAATGGCTGACGGTGCTGAGTTCACTGTCTGCACTGATCAAGCTATTCATTTTGTATCCCCCGAATCCACCGATGTCATTGATTTCGATTGAACAGTATCACGAACTAGCTGAGGATTACCCTGAACTAGCACAACTTATCCACATTCACGACGACCACAAGGACGCACCGACGGAGGACTTTATTGGCTACACCAGCGGAGATTGACGAACAGATCCAACTCGAACGTGATGCTATCTCACAAGGGCTAAAGAAGCTTCACAAGAACACACGCGACCTTGAGGCTAAATCATATGCTTCAGCTAGTGTGTATGGTGCAGTGTCTATTGAAACCCTCTTACCGTTGGTTATAGAACGTATTGAATCTACTACAACACGTTTGACTAAAGGTAATGCAGGTATAGCATTTAGAGAGATACATCAATATCTTTCTGGTGTTGAACCTCTTGCTATTGCTACCATTGCAATCAAACTTACCTTTGATAAAGTATTTTCACATAAAGATCGTAGCAACTTAGCTACCAATGTGTGTGATGCGATAGGTCTAGCTATTGAGCAAGAGTGTCAGATGCGACACTACGAAACTCATGCACCTGGACTACTCAAAGTGCTTAAAGATAACTACTGGCACCGTAGCATTGGCACTCAACAGAAGCTAGTAGTTATTCGTACATTGATGAATCGCTATGATGTTAAACAGTGGGACTGCTGGGGTAGATCTAATCGCATCAAACTTGGAGGCTGGCTACTTGACTGCATCATGCAGAGTAGCGGCTGGTTCACAAAGGAGGAGCACCGAGAGGGACGAAAGAGTGCACAGTTTATTATACCTACTCCAAAGTTTATTGAGATCAAGGACGCAGTGATGCGTGATGCTGAGTTATTTAGCCCGCTTGCATGGCCGATGCTCATTGAACCTAACGACTGGACAAATGATCGTTGTGGTGGTTACATCCTGAATGAGGTCATGCGTGGTCATGATCTAGTCAGGCGCGGTACGGGGGACCGTATACAGGGGGAGAAACCACTGGAGTTTCTGAATAGAATCCAGAAGGTCTCTTACTGTTTAAACCCGTTTATTGTCGGGGTAGCTGAGAAGTTAGATGAGTTGGAAAGACCAGTAGGTAAGTTCCTTCCCATCGTTCACTACCCTCTTCCTCCTAAACCAGTAGACATTGCGGAGAACGAAGAAGCTAGAAAGTCGTATAGACGAGAAGCTGCTGAAGTTCGTAATAGACAAGCTAATGAGTTTAGAAAGTCATGCCGTACTCGCATGACGATGGAGGCAGTACAAAGGTTTAAGGATAGAGAGAAGTTCTACATTCCGTGGTCGTTTGACTATAGAGGTAGAGCCTACCCTATCCCTGCGTTCCTTACTCCACAAGATACAGACTTTGGAAAAAGTTTGTTGAGGAGTTACGAACAATCTTACATGACTCCTGAAGCTGAAGACTGGTTAGCCTTTCAGGTAGCAACTACGTATGGTCTTGATAAAGCTCCCATGCAAGAACGTTTGCAATGGGTCAAAGATAACATCACATTCATCAAACGTGTCGCTACTGATCCCATTGGATTCTTATCTGAGTGGGAAGAGGCTGATGAGCCTTGGCAGTTTCTAGCAGCTTGTGAGGAATACTACCACTGTGTTGTCGTTTGTGACCGCAGTCACACTGGTTTGTTTGTAGCAACAGACGCCACCTGTTCAGGGTTACAAATTCTCGCAGGATTAGCTCGTGATAAATCTACAGCACAACTTGTAAACGTTCTGCCTGGTGATAAACCACAGGATGCATACAAGGTCGTTGCTGAACAAGCTAAGCCCTACAGTCCTGCTTCTATTCGTCCTCACATGGACAGGAAGGTGGTCAAAAGGGTTGTCATGACTGTTCCTTACAATGCTAAACCTTATTCTAACCGTGGGTACATCAAGGACGCACTGAAGGAAAAAGGTATTGAGATTGATAAGGATGACCTGACTAAAACTGTTAACGCAGTTAGAGATGCTATGGATGTTGTCGTCCCTGGTCCTATGGCTGTAATGTCATGGATTGAAGACGAAGTAGCCAAAGCTATTGACCGTGGTGAGACAGAACTTACATGGACTACTCCATCTGGTTTTGTTGTCAACCAAAAACTTATGCAGAAAAAGATTGTTAGAATCAAGCTGCAGCTGCACGGTGAGTGTCAGTTAAAAGTTGCCGTTGGCGATGAGGATAAAGTAGACAAACAGCACCACAAGAACGCAACAGCGCCCAACCTAATCCACTCTCTTGACGCTAGCTTGCTTCACTTGTCTGCCCTTCGCTTCAGCGCACCGATTGCTCTCATCCACGACTCTGTATTGTGTCGTGCTACAGACATGTCTATGCTCAGCTCCATTGTGAGAGAGACGTACATGCACCTGTTTGCAGAGCATGATTACCTTCGAGACTTTGCGCAACAGATAGGCGCAGAGACTGAACCACCGATCATCGGAGATCTGGAACCCGAGTCCGTTATCGAGAGTACGTATTTTTTCTGTTGAGGTTAGCCTTGCTTCATAGATAGAAGCCACGCTACCACTACATTTAAGATTATGAAAATTTGTTCTAAGTGTAAACAGGAAAAAACTTTCTCTGAGTTTTATCAGGGGGACCGTTACCTTGACGGTTACAGGTCTAAATGTAAAGAGTGCTTTAGTACTTACTACAAAGAGCGTAACTCGACTGATATTGAGAAACAAAGAAACCGCGAATCGTCTTACAAAAGAAAATACGGTATCACTCTTGATGATTACAACAAAATACTGTCAAGTCAAAACGGTGGCTGTGCCATCTGCGGCAGTGTTAAACTGAGAAAAGGTGAATCCTATCTTCATGTTGATCATGACCATGAAACCGGAGAAGTTAGAGGCGTTTTATGTACTAACTGTAATGTTGGTATTGGACGTTTTCTAGACGACCCTAAACTTCTCCAGAATGCTATTAACTATTTAACTAATGACCCGCACCATCCACAAAACTGAACAGCCTGTTGTCCTTGAAGGTTACCAAGCTGTACTGAAGCCAAGCAAGTTTGGCTATTCGTTGTCTGCCCTTGTCGATTCCGATCTGGTTGAGAAACTGGAAGAGGATCGTACTGAGTCCCTCAAGTGGGCAGAGACTAAACTTAAGAACCCTAAGCGTTCTACCCTGAAGCCTGAGCCTTGGGAAGAAGTTGCCGAAGGTCAATACAAGATTAAGTTCTCCTGGAATGAAGACAGTAAGCCTCCCGTTGTTGATACTGAGGGCACTCACATCACCGACGAGTCTATTCCTATGTACTCTGGCAGTCGTGTGAAGCTCGCCTTCTACCAGAAGCCCTACATCCTCAAGGATGGTGTCACCTATGGCACGTCCCTCAAGCTTGTGGGTGTGCAACTTGTGGCACTGAATAATTCTGCTGCTGTTGACACTGGCGACATGGCTGCTGAAGATGTGGCTGCTTTGTTTGGCACCACTGCTGGCTTCAAAGCCTCTGAACCTAACATTACTACCACCTCCACCGATACCGAAGACGACTTCTGATGGTTACTTTTGATTGCGTTAAGAATGAAGCCCTCGGCTTGTACGAAGGCACCCTCACTGTCTCTCTGCCTGAGATCAGCGTCACCCGCTACAAGGCGGATCGCTCCGACTTCAAGTATGAGATGCGTCGTGCGGTGTCGGAAATCGTCGAAGAGATTATCGAAAAACAACTGAACGACTGATGTATAGATCAGGCTTGGAGGGCAAAGTCGCTGACCTTCTCTCCAGCTTGAAGGTGAAGTACACTTACGAAGACCGCAAAGTACCGTATCAACTGCAATGCAACTACATACCCGACTTCCATTTGATCAATGGTGTCTTTCTCGAAGTGAAAGGACGCCTGACGAGCGAAGACAGGAGGAAGATGATAGCAGTAAAGAAATGCAATCCCGAGTTAGACATACGCTTCGTCTTTCAAGCACCCTTTAACAAGATCTACAAAGGATCTAAAACCACCTACGCCAAGTGGGCAGATAAAAACGGTTTCCCTTGGTGTTCATACCAATCCATCCCAATCGAATGGCTAACCTAGAGTACGGCACACCTGAGTATTACGCAGAACACTTTGGTGATATGTTGGCTGATGTAGACAGTAAAGACCCTACTACTACCGACAACCTTATCAAAGGTTTCTTTATTGCTGTTGACGACTGGTTCACTTATCACGAACAACAAGCTAATGCATACACACAACTCCGACAGCGAGTTCGTGAGGCACTTGCCATGTGAGACTTGTGGCTCATCAGATGCAAACTCTTTGTACTCTGATGGGCACACTTTTTGTTTCGCATGTAACACTTATGGACATACTGAAGAAGATGTACACATTCATCAAATG